TAAAAGAACTTTCTGCACAAGTAGAAGAATTAAAAGCTAAATTAAACGAAGGAGAATAATATGGCAGTATCAAAAGCGATAGTTAGTTGTACACCTTATATAAACTCATCTAATAAAGTAGATAAGTGGACTATAGAAATGAAATATGAAAACGATAGTGAGGGCGATAGTACTTATTATACTCATACTTTTAACACTACAGTTAAACAACTTGATGATGATGGAAATGCTAACTTTACTTTAAAAGCTAAAGGTAGTTGGACTAATGCTAATTTAGTAGCTATATGTCCTGTATCACAATGGGATACAGTATTTGCTAGTCAAGTAGATAGCGTTATTACTAACCCACCAGCAGCAAGCACACCAGATAATAATTTTAACGTACCTAGTTAAATATGACTGAAGGAGAGTTTCAGATTCATTGTATGCCTGCGGTATATGTGTTAGAAACACAAATGCCACAGCAGATGATTGATGATGTTAATGATTATATGGATGAGTATAGAGAAGATAAAAACAAAGAATCATTAGCAAAAACTTTAGTAGGACAAATAGATAAAGGAGAACAATTACTGTTAGACCA